TTACTGGCTAATAGCTGCTGATTAGGAGCAGGAACTATTGAGCCAAATTGTGGAGTTAAAATTCCCATAATTTATTTATTAATTTTTAATTAAACGTTTTCTTTTTTATTCTCAGTTTTGAAGAATCAAGGCCACTAATTGCTTTTACTTTTAATCCACCTACAAATACTTCTCCTGAACCTGTTTTTCTGGGTTCAGTACTAATATTTTTAGATTTTGCTATCTGTTCTTTAATTGCGTCGGTTTTACCTTGCTCGTAAAAATGATTAGCTATAGTATCTACATTTCGTGCAGCATATAAAGCTTTATGATAAGTTTTAGGATCTTCTACCTCACCTTTTTTATTTAAGAACGTCTTAATAAAGTTAGATATATCACTTTGACTTTCACCTAAGCTGGAAGGATCTTTTACTCCATATCTGAATTTTTTGTCTCCTAATTTAAAATCAAAACCTTTGAAATCTTCGTTAAGAATAGATTTTGTAGCAGATATAAATCTTTCGTGCTTAGCTTTATTTACTTCTTGATTTTCGTTATAGCGATTGAAAAAGTCCATTGCTTTTTGTTGTTCTTGAGTAACACCGGGTCTCAACTTGATTTCGGCATAATACTTATCTTTAAGATCATCTAAAAAGTTTTTGGCTTTAGCTATCTCTTCTTTGTAAGCGAGTTTTTTCTTTTTTATATCTCGCTCCTCGTCCACCTCTTCATCATACTGAAATGAATCTTCAATAATAAAGCTTCTTTCTTCAGCATTCAAATGAGGCTTAGCTTGTTTATAATATTCATGTAATAATGCATCGTTACTAATACCACTATAATCAGCGTTTAACCGAGCATAATCTTCAACGGTTCCTCCCGTCTCTTTCATGAATTTTACTAAATTTTCTACATTTTCCGGAAGTTCTTGTGTTTTGTCTTCCTGTAATATTTCTTCTTGTTTTTGTGTGGCAGTGGTAGTTTCATCGCTTCCTGCCACTCCTGGCGTGTCAGTATTATCGTCTTCATTTTTAATTTCTTCTATTGGTGAATCTGATTCTTCTTTTACTTCTTCGTCGGTGGACCGTACTTCGCTAACCACTTTTTCGCTGTCGCCACTGTCTTTTTGCTCTTGGAGAGTAGCATCGCCCACATTTGTCTCTTGTGTAGGAACGGCATCTTTTTCTTCGTTTTTAGTTTGTGAGGCAGGTTTTGATAAATCTACCTTTATAATCTCAGGAACTTGATCATCCCCTAGTTGTTTTGGTTTAGTAACCTTTTTTATTTTAAAACTACCTTCTTCCTTAGCTGGTTCATTGCTGTGGGTTTCTGCAGCGGTTTTAGATTTTTGCACTGTTTCCAATACTTTTTCTTTTATTGTTTCTTCTTCTTTTTTTGACATAATAAAATAATATAAAATTAATAATAAATATTAGCTAGGAATCTTGTTTTATAATCCAAAACCCACCAAGCTGTCACTACCAGTAGATTCGAAATCTTTAGGTAATAAATCATTTTGACGTTGATCTATAAGTTCACTTTGTTGTGTACCTTGTATTTTTATTCGTTTATCTTTACGATCTTCTATAGCAGCTTCTTTTTGTTGTTGTGATTGAGCTTGAATTTGAGCTAATTGCATATCATAATTAAATTCTTCTGCCATTAATTGTTTCTTTATAATTGCCTCTTGCTCCATCCTTTCAATTTCAAACTGAGACTTTGCTTGTTCTATTTGTACTTCAGTTTGTGCAATTGCTTGCTGCTTTTGTACATCAGCCAAAGCTGCCTTTTCAGCCGCCTCTGCATTTGCCGCGGCTTGTGCTTCAATATTCTCTAATTGAGCAGCTCTTTCTGCTTCTTGTTTCTTCTTTTGTCTATTTTTTAAAAGTTGATTAGCAAGTTTTATGTTTTGGATTTCTCTTATATCTATTGCATCTTCTAATCCTATATTACCTGCTTGTAAAGCTATTTGAATCGTTTTTTCTAATTCGGCTTTTTCTTCTTCTTCGGGTTCTAATTCTAAAAATATACCAAAATCATGCAAATGTAAATGTTCTAGTTCCTTTAAAGTATTAACATTAAACGTGTTAATGCTATTTAATAAACTATTTTTTGTCAAAGGAAACTGTAACATATCTGATACTCTTAAAGCTATATTCTCACAAGCACGAACGGTTAGGTACATGAGAGACTGAAGAACGTGTTTTGTTGCTGTATTTGAATTAGCGGCTGCAAGTTTTTGAAGACCTACTAAAGAGTCTTTTGCTGGAGTACTACCATCTCTAGCTTCATTTAACCCAGTGACATCTCTAATCATTTGTAGATAATATTGATATGTTTGGATCATTGACTGTATCTTCGAAATTCCAGACGAACTTTGTAGTTCTTGTACAGGTACTTTACCTCTGTTTAATTCACCATCTTGTGTTAAAGATCTTCCTACTATACTACCAGTTTGAAAATACATATTCAATGCTTCAGCTGGATTATAATTAGTTCCATTTCCAAGATCAACCTCTGCTAAACCATCTACATCTAAATAAACTCCATCTGGTACTAATCTAGCAAGTACTTGTTGTAATTTTAAATGTGTTAATTGTATCATATCAGCAAATCCAACACACTTACTTACAATAGATTCAATTCTTCCTTGATACATTCTAGGAGAACTTATTGCATAATTCATATTAACTTTTGTAGTATCGCTAAATGGCCTAGTCATATTAGCACTTAATTCCCATTGCAATAAATTTCCTCCTAACCCTAAAACTTTAGCGCCACTATATAATACTTCTATTGCTCTACTTACTCTTTCAAAGTTATCATTTTCAGGAGGATTAAAAGTATCAGGTTTTTCTAAAGTTTTTTGTAACCCTTGATCAGTTTCTTTTATTTTAAATACTTGATTTTGATATGTTTTATATTCAAAAAATAACACTTGAACTTGATCTTGTGCTTCTTGTCCCCACCAAGTGTTATTTACATATGAATTTCTTCCTGGATATTTTTGTATCTCTTCTAAATCACTATCTGTTAAATAAGGAAATTGTCTTTTAACTTCAGATAATGACATATTTTTTACTTCCCCTACATAATAAATATCTTCAAAGTTTGGATCATCTGTATATGAATAAACTATATTAGCTGGATCTACATAATCTACTGTAATTCCTTCTGATAGATTAAAATTAGTTTTTACACATCCAATACCTAAAACAGTTAAATCGTAGGCTATTCTTTTTTTTGTTTCTTCGTATTTATTAAAATCTAATACATTATTTATAACTTCTTCTTCTGCAATTTCTACACTCTGTTTATAATCTAATTGCATATAAAGATCTAATTCCTCTGGGTTGTCTGGTAATGACTGTGGATTTGGAGAAGAATAAAAATTACGACCAGTAGCTTGAGCTAAGGCGTCTATTTCAGCTTTACTTTGAATATCCCTTAATGCAGTTGAGGCGTAATGTGTTCTTTGTTTCATTGCAAAAGGGTCTGTTGCAAAGGAGTTAACTTTATAACCTTTATCAGTCATACCATTAACTACTATATCTACAAATTTAGAAAGAATAGGTACAGGTTTCCAATCTAAATTTAAATAAGATAAATCACCATTTATAGCTAATTCATCTTTATATTTTTGAACAGGTTGTTCTCCACGAGCATATAATCTTAATCTATTAAAATTTTGAAAATTATTAATAAATCTATTTCTTCCACTTGAATTTTTAAACCACTCTCCTTCAATGGCTTGTGCTACTTGTAAACCATATTCTCTAGATTTTTTCTCTTCTTCAGGTACCACCTGATCTGGGAAAGCACTATTGTAGTTAATCTTAACCATCTATTTTAGAATTTTTGAATTTACCCCTTTATTATCATATTTTTTAAAACCTAAAGGAACTTGTGTTATTGTTCTATTCACCACTGGTGTATATCTGTTTTTGTTACAAGCCATAATTGCTAAACCTGAACTTATTGCCGCATCGTGCTTAGTTCTGTTATTAATATTAAAACTTGCCCAATCTTCTAAAGTTTTCTGAAAATACATATCACCATATCTATCTTCTGTATATCCTATATAATTTTCTATATAATCTTCTATAGCAGCGGCGTGAGCTTGTTTTATATCTTCACTTGAATTAGGTATCCCACCTATCTCTCTTTCCGCCACAGATAATTTATTATAAACTCTATCTGGTCTATTCATAGAATATCCCCTATATCCTCTACGTTTTAAATAATATAATAATCTTGGTTTATTATTTTCTGCAAGTAATGGCATTCCATAAAAAACTAAAGCCATTAACACATCTTCAAAAAATATTTCTGCAGTTTGAGGTCTGGCAATGTATTCTAAAAAAAACATATTAGGAGGTATATCTTCCATAGTAAATTTACTTAAACCATGCAAAGATCCTTTTGAACCTCTACCATCTACTGTTCCTGAAATATCATATGGATCACAACCAAAAGCCCCACAGTCAGGATTACCAGGAAATCGGATTCCATTTTTTAGTATATATCTATTTTGTAATCGTGCAGGAGGAACCCAACTAACTAAAAATCTCCCGGTTTTATTAGGTACAAAAACAACTCGAGAATCTTTTATTGCATTTTCCCATTGAAAACCTCCACGTGTTAAAACATTAGAGTGTTTTAAATCTTCATTATAATCTATCTGTTCGTATATTTTAGTAAGATTAAAAAGAGATTGTTTAGCTTCATCTCTAAAAGCGTGTTTTTCAGTCCTAGGAAATTGTCTATAAAATTCATTTAAACTATCTTGATCAGTTTTTAAACCTTCTACTTCGTTTTCCCAATGCGAGATAACCCCGATGTTAATTTGGGATCCATCAATGCTTTTAACCGCTTTTTTTGGAGTTTCGAAGACAGGTACGCCATAAGAATCAATGTATCCTTCGTAGTTCCATTCCATAGGAATGAACAAATTATAGAGTCCTGAATTAGTCTGTCCGTTGCGGTTTCGTTTTGTAACGTCTGAAGCTTCATATAATTTTTTAAAGTTATCTCCTCCTTTATCTAAAGCGTTTGAAGTAGATCCCATCATACATTTTCCTACTATTCTACTTCCTAATCTTAACGTCGTTTTCGTAACCCTCCAGTTGTTGAGGATGTTGTCGGGCCTCTCCCATTTCCCTGATTCGTCGTGGGCAAGGAGTTGTAGCTTCTCCCCATCGTAGGAGTTGTCCCCGGTGTTCTTCCAATCGATGGTTGTATCCAACCCCTGGATGTCTTCGATTTGACTATTCTGGTCCAACTTTTTTCTGGTAAGTTTCGAGGCAGGGACTCTATACGCGAGTTCGGTCTTGGGGCGGTCCATACCATCTTGGATCGGTTTGAAAAAGAAGGGATAGTTAACTGATATTGGTACCACTTTGTCAGTAAACATTTTCTTCGCATCAGATCCAGTTTTAGATAATATTCCATATCTTGAATCCGAGGATATAGTGGCTTGGTGTACCAGTTCTGATGATGCCATGAAAGAAAATCCAGATCTACGGTTCTTAAGGTAGCACATTCCGTAACACCGGTTATCGGCTTTACACGCTTCCCAAAAAATAAAGAAAAGTCTGTTGGACTCTCGAAAGTCTGGTTTCCCAACATCAATCTTGGTCCACTGCAGGTACATATAATGAGAACCAGTAAGATAAGTGCTGTTGCCTTGGTTATAAAACCAAAAACCTTCCTCACGTCTTTTAAATTCTTCATCAATATAATCATACCATTTATTTTTAAAATCTAGAGAAGTATTATTCCAATCAAAAACTGTTTTTAGTTTTGATAAGATTTTAGGATATTCAAATACTTCCCAATATTGTTCGTCTTTCTTTTTAGATCTTTTGTATGTATTTTCTTCTAATGGTAAAGCAATTGTGAGATTTTGTATTTGATATATTTCACCAATTTTCCCAGTTTTACTAATAACCACGAGATCATGTTCTTGATCGTACCCATATTTCCACTTTTTATATCTGTTATTTCTTTTTATTATACTTGCCCTAATATAGTTAGGTAATATTTTAAATAAAGTTTGATTATATATCATTTTGATCTACCTTCTGCAAAACCTTTAAAATTATTTCCGCGGTTTTCATCTTTTATTTCTTTTAACATATTTTCTTCCTCTTCTATACGTGTTAAAATTTCAAAAGCATCAAAAATAGCTAATTTTTTTGTGGCTGCAGCATTTTTTAATCTATCCGCTGACACATCGTCTTCTGAATCAACTATTTTTTCTTTAGCTACTTTAATTAATTCTTCAACAGCTTTTTGCCCAGCTTGGATTATACTCTTCTTGGTTTGTTTCGTGTTCATATTTAATTACAATATCATTAGATTCCATACAATATAAAAGTTCATTATTTATAATAAACTCAAACTCTCTATTAGGTTTAAACCCTACTACATCCCCAGGACTAATTTGAAGCGTCTCTAAGGTATTATTACCAAATTTTAGTATTCCTTTATGTTTTTGTAATTTTTCTTTCTTAAACTTACTATTTTTTATAAGTGGTTTAACAAAACAAAAATCTTCATGCGTGCGCCATTCATTATTTTTATTATATAAATATATTTGAGAGGGTGTAGCAAAATACAATTCATCTTTAAAATACTTACTACTATTAACTGATTTACCCTTTACATTATAATATCTTCTAAATAAATTATGATGGACTATAACTTTATCTCCTTTTGTTATATTACCTTTATAATTAAGTGGAATACTTACTACTTCAGCTTCTTTATTTATAAATTTATGATTAGATATACTAGTATTTACTAGAAGTTCTTTTCCTTCTATATTTATTTTATTTTTATATCTTTCACCAATAGGTGTTATGATAAATTGATAAATACTATTCATTAATATTCTAAATCATATTCTACCGAAATAGCCATATTAGAATTAAATTTTTTCCAAGGCAAAACTTCATTCTCTTTTTTAATAAAAATATTATAAGACTGTTCTTCTTCATCATTTAAAATATGAGAAATAGTATGACCACCATACACCTGTTGCCCTACAGCGTAGTGCATGGCATCATTTTTATAATCAGGTCCCACACTGATTTTTCTTATAATGTTACTCACTATCTTTCTCTTTATCTTCAGTCTTTATTATAGTATAACTACCATCTTCAAGATTAACATTTATCGCACCATATTCTTTTTCTAATTCTGCTTTGTAGTCTTCTGAATCCTGTACTACACCCGCATATTTATGTAATAGAGCGTGTTTTTGTGTTTCTAAAAATCCTACGTCTCTTAATAATGTTGCAATGTCCTCTTGTGACTTTTTAATTTTAGTTAATTGTTCTTCTGTTACTTTTAATTTTTTTTCTTCTTTTTTCATTAGAGTTAATTTAATTTAATTGTTTATTAAT